CCATATTTGTCAGGAGTAAAAGACGTTATGCCCTCACTCTTGAATTTAGCATCGAACTTTTTTAAAGCATTCATTGAACGCCTGTACGGGTGTTGTACCCCGTTGATTTTTATATAATCCATTTTTTCGGTATGGTTATGGGTTTATGTAATTACTTCTCTTGTTATCACTCCACTTGAATCAAATGAAGCTGAATAACTTACGTTATCTTCTACTCCACTAGAAATTGAAAGCGATGTCAAACGAGCCTCAAATCTTATGCGCGTATCGCCAACGTTCTCAGTTGGTGAAAACACAACAAAAATTTTGTTTCTGTTTGCCGCCCAAAGCTCGTCAACTCCGACACTGGCATCTTCAGCGTACAACGCCTCGCATGATAGTGATCCAGAGCGAAGCCCTTCAAGTTTTTCCGCGTAGCCTCCTGACTGCTTTGTCGTGGTGTCGCGTGGGTCGTGTGTGAAGTCAAATGAACACGACGTAGCGTGCGCAATTAATACTTCCGACCCTTCTGTTTCTGATACATAAACGGCCATAAGTGTGCCGTTCATTACTCCCGTTGTTTGTGCCATTTATCTTTTTTTAATGGGTTTCTTTTCTTTTGCTGTTGGCGTTACATCGGTAGGCTTTGCCTCGGTAGGCTTGTTTCTTGGATTGGGCTTTGGTGCGTCCGCTTCTGGAGTGCCATACTTTTCAATAAGTATTTCATTCGCCCACTGGCCCATTGTTCCTTTTGGCTTTGGGCGTGTTCCGTACCAACGAGCTTGTAACTTAGTCACGTCTTCGTTGTTCCAGCACTTACCTTCTGCCAGCATTTTGTTATACAGCGAAACGCGGGAGCTGATCACTTGACCAGGTGTCCATTTGCCGTACTGTTTTTTTACAATGATTATCATATCTTCTTCATTTTACGGTGTTCTTTTAACTCTTATTTTGAATCTCAACTCAACGTCATAGCGTTCTGTTTTCACGTCAAAACCCATGTCGTTGGTGTCAAGATATTGCAAACCATCAAAAGCCACAGAGTTCAATGTTTGAGGTGTAGCCCTGTCAAGGTCAGCACGTACAGCCTTTGCCAAAGATAGCAAAGTGTCAGGATTTTGAGAAAACAAAACCAAATTATAAACCTCCTCATCTATCGTTGACGCTCCTGACTTTGTATCATGGGGTTGAATGCTTTCATTCATGTACTTAATGTATGCCAGCCCTGTGGTGTCCGCTGTTTGGTCCGCATGGTATGGCACTATCACTTGAGTAATAGCAGCGGTGTCACCCGCCAGCATCAAAGTGCGTAATACTATGCCTCCCGTCATCTCATGTATTTTTGTAGCCTTGCGGCTAGTGCGGCTCTTAGCTCGTTTTGCATTCGTGAGGTCGTGTCCTTTAATGTCTGCTCAAAAACCCCCGTATATTTCCCTGTTCTATTGCCTCCAAATTCCTTTGGTAACAACCCCTCTTCAACTATCTGAGCAAACCAACCGTCTGACCTGTTCGATACACTTCTACCCATCATTTTTGTACGTGGACCTGAAAGTATTACATTACTATTTGGCCCGCTGTTCCACATACCAATTGAACGGCGAAGTGTTCCTGGCGTGATGACAGTGGTAGTGCCTTTTCGTTTCATCGTTATAGTTTGGTTTGCCTCTCCTATCCTATCCTTCAAAACCGAAACATAAGTCTGCGACACCTTACGGTGGATGTGCCTTAAATCCTTCTTATCAAGCAGCCCCCAACGTTGCGCCTTGGTTACTTTTTGCTCAAATTCTTTGATGTTGAAATTTATGTTAACTCTCATCTTAGTAGTGCTTGCGTTTAATGAACACATTTACAATAACATCTTGAAAGCCTGCACTAGTCGCCTTGCTAGTGTCCACAATCATGTCGTTATTCCCACTGTCATAGATAGGATAGTACAAAGTAGACGAGCAATTTTCACCCGTTAGGAATGAACCTCGATTATCTGACCTTTCAAAATTAAAGAAATCATCTGCCCAAGAAGTTTGAGGCATACACTTAGGCCCATGTGCACTTCTCATGTCTGACAAGTCTAACGGCATCCAGTCTGAGTAGGTTAAATAAGTAACCCCTGCAATGTAAGCCATCCATAAAGCCCAAGTCTGCCCGTTTGCAGTTGATAGATTAAACTTAGCCCCATCCAATAGGTATGTCACAGAGTAACCGTAACCCGTTAAGTGGTCTATTACATAATTATCTGTTGCACCTGTGAAGGAATGAGCGTTCCAATCTACGTGTGCCCAAATGTTTGAACCTACTGTAGCATCCGAGCCGTTGCCCTCTGTATCTGTAAACCTTAATTTATTCCCAAAGGCGTTGTTATACTTCAAAATCGTAGGACTTACTAAGTCAGTTCCACTTGTTCCCGTAGCTGGTGTCACCCTTATATCTGCTTGGTCTGCTAAGTAGTTTAACTCAGCGGCAAACTCAGGATAGGTAGGAGGTGTTCTATCATAAGCCCCCGCCTCGTATGCACTCTGTGAATCTCCTGTTGTATAAGACACGTTAAACAGTGGAGAGGTGTTCTGATAACATATACCACTTGGAGTGCTTGCACTTGGCACGTTGATTGTCATTAATGTACCCGTTACACTGGCAGAAGTAACCACCGTATTAGGAATGATTATCTGCCGTACCGTTGGAAGCGTTAAGATTGTTCCTGCTGAATCTTCAAGGGTGCTGTCTGACACTAGTACATCTGTGTCATTGGCGTAGTTGATGCCCACTTCTATAACTGTACCGTTAGAATTGGCAATCTTTACCGTCTGGTCAGCTAATGTGTAAATAGCACCAGCAGGAAAAGAAGATAAAGTTGCAAGCGTTATCCCCCCTGAAGAGTTTATTCTAATAGCGTTCCAAGCACAAACAATATCTTGCAATGAAGGAACGTCTGCGGCTGTACCGTTTACTTGTGTTAGATTTATGTCTGGTGCAGTGTACTCAACCCCACTAGGAGCGTCAGCATTGAACGAACCGTCCGAATTGGTTATAGGAGTGTCAGCTATATTAATCTCTCCATCTGCTGGGTAGCTTGTAACGTCTTCTAATGTGTCTCCGTCACTATTTAAAACCTCTAATACTGGAAAAGCACAAGCAACATCAACGTTAGCCACAACGTCGCGCGTCGTGCCGTCAGCATCCGTAACCGTTACATCAGGACCAGTGCCCGTTGCACCGCTTGTGATTTCCAACGTATAAGACCCGTCCGAATTTACATACGTTCCAGGACTACACGCCGCAGGAGTTGAAGACCCTGCACCGTCATTTCTGAGCTCACAATTCAAATGGATCCACTCACGATGAACAACTTCCTGAGCTGAAATAATATTGTAGATTTTAGAATCCAACACAACGCGCATCTGAGGCGTAATAGCCTTCGTTGATAGCGAGTACCTTATTTTGAAAACGAGGCTTTGTATAGGGGTGATTTGATCGCTGTGGTCATCTTCAGTACCAGATTTTGCGCGGTCATCACGTTCTGCCCATACCGTAGCGTAATTTGACCACGATTTATTGGCCGCGCCAGTGAGTGATACAGTAGTTGTCACACTCTGAATGGCAATACGTACGTCTAATCTTCCCGCTCTCATCCTAGATTTCTATATTCTGAAATTACATTCATAATACCGTTTGGAACTTGTCGCGCTATTGTTCCTACAATCGTATCACCTCGAAGCTCGTACCAGTCCATTACCAGTAATTTAACCGCCGTTACAAGTGCTTCAGGTGTTTCGCCTGCGCTGGCATCCCATCCTATCGTTGCTGATATTTTTACGCGGTCTGACGCGTAGCTATACAGTGACGGCGTATTCGTGAACTCCATTCGTGGCACCGTTGAATTTAACGATGTCCACCAATTAGCCTCAGCAAGCGTTGCGTAGGTCGTCGCGTCGGTTTTGTACTTTACGCTCTCAACCGAAATGATTGGCGACCACGGAAGCGTGATGCCGTAAAAACTTTCCGCATAGAACTCAACCGTTACCCGGTCCATCATTCTACCGCAAAGGTTTTGAATTTTGTTAATGGCAGCAAGTCGAAGGGCGGTGATTGTTGTGTCCTCGTCCGTGAAGTCAACGCGCAAATGCTCCTTCAAATTAGCCAAGCTAATGATGTCCTCTGGAGTTATTGCTGACGTGAATTTGGTGTTAACTGTTGCCATGATTTGAATGAAAAAGCCCCACCCGATTGTGGGCGGGGCTTAGTTGAAAAAACTTACTTTTTTGCTTTATCCTAAATTGGCTTAGGTAAGGCCAACCTGTGTATAACGTGCAAACGCTTCAGGGTTCTGTGCAAGCATATCAACCCATCTGTTTAGGTGGATAACTATCTGCGCAGTGTTCGCCGAAGTGTAAGGGTCAACAAGGAAATCAAGTGAGCCCCAGTTACCAAACAAGATATTCGAGAAGTCACCATAAACAATCTGCCCAAGTATCGCAGTCGAATCAGCAAGGTAAGGAGTTGCCATAAACTCGCTGCCTTTAATCTTACCGTCTCTGATAAGAGCGTCAACACCTGTCACGTTTACCGCAGAACCGAAGAACTCATCCGTTAAAGGTGAGATTGCAAACTTCGAGGCTGATAGGTCGCCGTGATCTTCAAGAACAGCTTTACGCAAAGCCGCGCAAATCTGCTCGTAATCCGTGCCGTCAGCAATCGTCGGAGCGTTAACACCTGAGTACGTCATAAGCCCAGTGATTGCAGCAGAACCGCCACCGCTGAACATATCGTAGTTCAACTTCCTGTCATGCCCGCGTCTTAGTGCGTTTGCGATGATAGTCTCAGCAGCTAAAGGCGACTGAAGCATCAACTGCTTGGAGTAGGTTGTTTTTGAACTATAACGCTTTGGTGTCATAGTCCACTGGTCAATCTCTAATCCAGCATCTGCACCCGCCGCAACCTCTGTCGCTGCCGTTGCTGTAGCCGCTGCCGACTCGCGAGGGAATTGGATAGTACCTACCAATCCATTCAATTGGGTTGCCCCAAGTGTTTCGATTACTGTAGGAGCCATCAAAGCCTCGATAAATTTAGGCACTACCGTTGGAACAAATCCAGACCCGTCACCAGATCCCGCTTGGA